AGCCTGCATCGGGCGCTACTATTCCTGCTGGTCTTATCTCTATGTGGTCTGGCTCTATTGGGTCTATTCCCGCTGGTTGGTATTTGTGCGATGGCTCAAACGGCACACCTAATCTAACAGACAGATTTGTTATTGGTGCTGGCTCTGCTTATGCGGTAAACGGAACGGGCGGTATTTCATCTATAACGCTTACCACTAACAATTTACCAGCGCACACGCATTTTGCAACAGTAACAGACTCGGGGCATTCCCACAATGCTTTTGGCGCTCAACAGTTGGCTGGTACTGGTAGTGGTTTTGATTGGAATCCATCAAATTCAGGTGGCTCTAGTCGATTTGTAAGTACAGAAACAACTGGCATTAGTGTGGCCAACAGTTCTACTGGTTCTGGTACTTCATTTTCAATCCTTAATCCTTACTACGCTTTAGCGTTTATCCAAAAGTCTTAATATGTCTGATATAAAAATGATTAGCGAAACAGAGGCTAAATTGATAACACACGAACAAATCTGCGCTGAACGATACAAAAATATTGTGGAAGCATTATCAAATGGCGAAAAGCGCATGACCAAGATTGAATATCTTTTGTATGCGGTAATGGCTTGCGTTTTGCTTGGCCCGAATGTAGCGGCAACCTTTATTCACAAATTCTTCGGGGTGTGACATTGACCCTCTTTCATTGCTTATGTTGGCTCAAGGGGCTGTTAGTGCAATTCGTCAAGGTTGCTCAATGCTTCACGAGGGTAGGCTACAACTGGAAAGTGCTAAATCCACTATCCAAGGCGTACAAGCCGACCTTAAAGCAATTAAAGGGATATGGGAATGGTTTATTGGGCTGTTTAATAAGTCTGCAAAGCCTGCCGAAGCCAAGCCTGTGGCGAAAACGAAAGCCCCTAAAAGAGACGATTCCTACGAAACCATCCAACTTGAAATTATCAACAATGTTGGTGTTCAACTTGGGAATTTCTTTGACATACAAGCCCAATTAAAGAACTACTACGCCTCGCTAGAAGCAGAGTCTAAGGAACACTACGACCCAACCCAAAACACCTCTAAAAAAGCGATTGAGAGAAGCCTAGTCGAGTTACAAATGGAATCTTTAGATGCCCAGATTAGAGAGCAAATGACTGTATATGCGCCACCAGAACTGAAGGCTATTTACAGTAGATTTCTAAAGATGTATGCAAGAATTCAACAAGAGCAAGAATGGGCAAGAGCCGAAGAAGTCAGAAAGTTAAGACAACAGCGTTGGAAGCAAGAGCAAGACGAGATTCGGTTTATTGAGTTAACAAGTGGGGGAATTGCTGTGGTCTTTATATCTTTACTATTTGGGTGGCTAATGTGGCAACTGCGCGCCTTATCGGGTGGGTTTTAGGATGTGTAGCGTTGTGCATTATTGTTGCAACGACTTCTATTGCTTACATTGAAACTCTATACATGAAAGCCCAATTAAAACGGGAAATCAAAGAACTTCGCAAACTTAAACAGGAACTAACAAAATGATGACACTATTTTCAACCTTGCTATCTTTTTTGATGGGTGGCTTACCTAAACTGTTTGACTTCTTTCAAGACCGAGCAGACAAAAAGCATGAGATTGAACTAGCGCGTATGCAAACAGAGAGGGAATTAACTCTCAAGAAGGCAGGCTTAGAAGCCCAAGAGCGCATAGAGCATATCGAGACAGAGCAAATACAGATTAACGCTCAAGTAACTAACGCACAGACCGCTATGCAAGAGCGCCAAGCCCTCTATGCCCACGACATTGCTATCGGTCAGGGTGCTAGTCAATGGGTAACTAACGCTCGCGCTATGGTGCGACCAGCCATAACCTACGGGCTGTTTATCTTGTTTGCTTTTGTAGAAATCTTTGGCTTTTGGTTTGCCTATCACAAGGAAGTGCCATTCGATGTGGCGCTTGACCTCTTGTGGGATAACGAGACACAAATCATCTGGGCATCTGTGGTGTCATTCTGGTTTGGTACACAAGCATTTGGCAAGAAATGAACATCTCAGATAAAGCGATTGAGATGATTAAGCACCATGAGGGGGTGCGACAGAAGCCTTATCGTTGCCCAGCAAAACTTCACACGATTGGTGTGGGTCATGTCCTATATCCAGAGCAAGGCAAGATGAAGATAGAAGAACGCGATGGGTTTGCGCTTAAAGACGCAGACAATCGCACATTCAGCATGGAAGAAGTTAATGCAATTCTCAAGTCTGACCTTGCTAGGTTTGAGCGAGGTGTGGTTCAGTTCTGTCCTGTTCCACTTACCCAAGGTCAATATGATGCTCTTATCTCTTTTAGTTTTAATGTTGGCTTGGGAACATTACAGCGCTCAACCCTTCGCCAAAAGGTATTGCGTGGGGATATGGAGGGCGCTTCAGACGAATTACTTAAATATTGCAAAGCGGGTGGCAAAATCCTAAAAGGACTGGAAAACAGACGCAAAGACGAAAGAGCGCTATTCCTTAGTTAATCTTTTTCTACGCTAAACCAGAGTACAGCAACGATTATTCCAATGCCAACAGCCGCGCCAGAGATTAGCAAAGCAATGATTGTCAATATACTTTCAATCATTCTTGTCCCCTTGATTGAATGTGGTCAACGCTTACCCAACCTAACGAATCAGCAAGCCCAAGAATTGCTTGACGCTCGGCAGATGCAACAAATGCGGCGAAGTATTCAAGGTAGTCAATAAACTGCTCCCTGTCTTTGCCCATGCCGTAAAGCGACAAGCCCGATGCGTCTGCCATGACAATAATGTGTTTTCTGTTCATGCTTGTCCCCTTGCTCTGATTGCATAATCGTGAAACACAGCACCTTTAGTTATGTCACCAACTTTGTGCGCCTTAACCCAACAAGTTTTACCCGTCTTTAACCGCCTTAAATGACCCCTGCGGTCATGCAATCTAGGGCTTGCGTGCGTACCTCCTTGATGTTCATTTTTAAGATTGGAGGCCTCTACAATTACAGTAGTCCAATCGTAGGTGGGCATCTTGCCTTCTTTAATTTTTCTTTGATTTGTAAATGTAGGATTGGCATTTGGCTTGTACGACTGTGTTAACTGAGACAAAGATTCCAACCAATTACCACAAAAACCCAGCAATGTTTCAGCCATTTCTTTTGATATTTCTTCGTTGTCATTAACAGAGCCGTAACGCAACATAGCGCCCTCAATTAAATAAACCATTGGCGGAAATTTGGTTGGCATCTTTCCCGTCACGCCTTTCCATGTTGAAATAACAATGCCTTCTTCAGGGTCAGTACCAACCACCATAAAAATGGTGTCATAAGAAACATGGCTTTTTGTTTTCCCACGCCAAACCACAATATTTTTTTCAAAAGGCGGTCGGTATTTCATCAATGGTTCAGTAACAGCATGGCTTCTATCGTCAACATAACCAGACAAATCAAACCATTGAATTTCAGTAGGGTCTATACCACCATCAAAAGCCATTTTTATAGTTTCACGAATTAAAGGTGTCATGCTTGTCCCCTTGCTCTGATTGCTTCTGCATTACTGGCAAGAATCATCCATGCAATAGTATCTACGCCACATTTGTTAGCGTTTTCTTCTACTATGTTTGCACACTCTTCACGCTCTTTTGCAACAGCATCACCCACCAGCTTCATTACCCAAGGTGATACAGCCCTGTGACCTGCTAACTCTTTAATCTCTTGGTGTGTCATGCTTCACCTCTTGCTCTGATTGCTTCTGCATACGATGAAAATGAATCTTTGGCTTCGCACTCAGCATGAATGTCGTCACAAACCTTTGCACACGCTTCACGCTCTTTCTCTGCTACCAGTTTGGCAAAAGCAATCAATTCTTCAATTACAAAATCAAAAAATACATTTCTGTCATCATTTCCTGCCGAAGCCTGTCTAGCCATCTCAATGATTTCATCTTGTGTCACGACATAGCCCTCGCTTCTACTCTATTGTTGAATTGCTGAGTCTTCCAAAACTCAAACTTCAGCTTGGCTGCTTCCATGCGCCACTTGATCTCTGTCTTGATAGCAACAGCCTCTCTAAGTCCTTGAAGTTGTTCAATATATCGTGCATGTGAATACGCAAATGCTTCCTTTGCGCCTAGCGTACCTGTCTCTTCTGCCATCAGTTCTGATTTCAAAGATTTCAAATAGTTTTCTATGTACACCACGTTGGACTCTGCCTCTGCAAACTTAGGTGCGTTGTCTCTTATGTAGTCTATGCATTTCATTGCTTCTTCGTCAGTCATTGCTTTGCTCCATTTTTATCATTTGCATTAATCCACCTATACAAAACATCATTAGCCATATTGATGGATCAAATGGCGGGTATCCACTTGCAGTACAACCACCGATTGCTATTCCAACAATATATGCAAGTTTTAATAATTCCCATTTCATTGCTTTTTCTCCAGTTCAGCTACTCTGTCGGATAGGACACGGACCATCTCAGTTAGCACGGTGACCTCTGCTATTAGCCTTGCCTCTTTAGTTGGGTTATTTATGATTTCCTGCTTTACTTTGCTTCTACGTTCTATCTCGTTGAAGGCTTCTTCCTCTTCCATAGTGATTTGCATGGGAATTGATAAGCCAATCGGTTTACGCATAGTGCCTCCAAAAGTAATAGATGAAGACTGCCAAAGCTATTTGTCCAAAAAGGATAGCAAGGTCGGATATGTAAGTCATGTTTACCCCTCTAATTTTTCCATTAAATCAGCAATAGCTTGCTCTTCTGTTGCACCCACTCCCATAGGATCGCCCGGCTCATAGTTATCAGTTACTGCTTGCCAATCAAAATCTTTAATTGGAATTGGGGGCCTTACAAATGATGTAATGATTTTCATACGTTTCCTTTACAAATATTGGTTTACCAATGCTTCGATGCCTTTGTTTAGGTCACCACCACCCATCTCTTGAAGGGATAGTTGTTGTATCCTATTAAGCTTCACGACTATTGTCAATCCCTCCACAAAAGGTTTAGGAATTGCTTTCTTTCCCGCTCCTTTACGCTTACCGCCCCAAGGCTTTCTTGGTCCTACAAAACCTACCCACCACCAGTCTGGCTTTTTGATGTGGCGCTCATAGAAGCTTTCCTTTTTGTAACCAATGTCTTCCCACCTAGTCATTCTCTTCTTTCACCAGCACATTGATAAACCCGACATTTCCATACTTTTTTGTTGCATGTAACGATGCAATTTGTCCATCGTTTTTAAAGATAATTCCTGCCATTCCATCAAGTACCGACTTACAAAGATTATCTATGTCCGGTTTTTTGGTGTGTGGAGCGTTTAAAAGGGCTTCCTTGACCTTTTTGGAGGCCGATGCAGGGATAGGTAGCGTGAAGTGCAAAAACACGGTTAAAGGCGTTTCTAGTGGCTCCATGTCGCCCATAGCATCTTTAGCCTGTTCTGCGATCAATGCTTCAAATCCTCTGGTCTTGCTGTCGGTGTAGGTGCTGACAAACTTTCCCATACTCCTAAACCTAGGCCGGCCTTTAGGAACTGGGGTAGTGTCAACGTAAAAACAAATGCTAATGCTCATTTTTTAGTTCCTTAATCCTCGCTGCGATTTCTTTTCCGATGCCAGTCCAAAGTCCAGTTAAATCTTTCTCCAATTGCTGCACCCTCAATCTCGCGTGATCTAACGTAGCAGGATTCAAGGCCATCTTTGCGTAATGCTCTACTAGGTCTTGTCGGGTCTTCTTGAACATTTAGGTCGCCAGTGGCTATCAAAGCTTGTCTGATATTGATTAATGAACTTGATTTGTAATTATCAAGTATTTCATGCGCTCTATCTTTGGTCATGCTTCACCTGTGAGTTGTTTACGTAGTTGAGCAAGCTTGGCTAAAGCTTCCCTTTTGGCTTCCTCGCTGTAGGCTGGAACCTTATGCTCAATCTGGGCTAGAGGCTCCCTTGAAGGTATGCTTGGACCATCCTGACAAATCTTGCGGAACTGTAGGCTTGAAGGTGGTCTGGCAGGATCAAGATGCGACAGGGCATAGTCCATCATTGGTCGGTAGGTCAGAAAGCGACCCAGAGTTCCTATCCACTCTGTGCGGATCAGGTTAGCGTCTATGCCGTCCCACTTCCTCGCAAAGTCGTTTCCATAAATGGCATTCATACGTCCGAAGATGTAATCAAAGCCTTGGTTAGCATCACAAAATTCGTTTGACATCGCTAGTCTCCTCGGTTTGCCAGAATGGTTTCTTTGGTGTTGTAAGGCCGTTTGTCAGTACAGACATGGTGGTGGATAGTCGCTCAGTATGAGTCTGTTTTTCTTTCATCCATTCAGCTTTAAATGATGCCCAGTTTCTCAAACAACATTCCTTCACTGCTGCATCAATAGTCCAACCTGCTTTGTCGCATTCTTTGACAAACAGTTTCCATGACGTTTCAGTCAATGGTGCTTTCTTTGATTTACGAATCTTTAACCAATCCTGCCAAACAGAAACATCAAGCCCGTCAGGGCATGCAACGACAGTTGCTTTCTTACTTGGTTCTTGGTTAATGGTTAATGGTTTATGGTTATTGGTTGGTTGAACGTCCGTTGAACGTCCGTTAAGCCTCCGTTCAGCAGACGCTTTACCGGCCTTGGATGCTTGCTCAACCTTCGAGTGAAAATGCTGTATTTCCTTGTCGGCTCTTGGGCTAACAAAACCATCCGAAGTGGACAAAAAGAACTCGTTAAGGACGGTTAAAACATCCTGTTCTTGCTCACGCATGCCTATTTGACGGGCTATGTCGTGATGCTTAATTGGGTTTTCGTGAAGGTAATAAAAGTCTAATAACCTTCGATAAGCCAAATCTTCCATGTGAGAAAGGTGGCGCGTGTGACTGGCATAGTCGCCAATATGGAATTGAAAATAATGCATGATTGCCGCTTTTTAAAACACCCTTAAAAGGAAACAATCGGCAGGAGAAGGGTTAACTCTTTTCAGTTGGGTAGCAACTCCCAACCTAGCCGTGTTTCGCAAAATCATATCATCATTAGTTTATTTGACAAACCACTCTGGCTTCTTATCTTTCAACTCGTATAGGCGTAAAGGTGGCACTTCACCAGTCTTGTTCCACTTGTAGCAGCTAGATGGCGTAATGCCCAATATCTTAGATATTTGGTACGGGTTAGCAAGCTTAAATAGTTCTTGGGGGGTCATATACTTCCTTTCTATAAAACCTAGGTATAGTAACTGAAGACATATAGTCGGTGATTAGAAATATCTATTGACTTACAAAAACCGATAGAAACAATTGTTTTGACTAGCACCTAGGTTGATGTACGATGCGACTACACAAGTGGTTAAGAAAGGATATATATGAATTACTTGGATGCGTGGAATGCAGGATACGAGAAAGGGAAGGCTCTAGAGCTTGAACTGATAAACAAATTCTGTGAAACCAAATTTGAGAGCATGACAGAGGTTATTGCCTTTATCAAAGATGCTAAGTTCTTTATGAGTCTGGACGGTCAAGATGTTTGATTTCAATATCTTTTCTAAAAAGACCTACAACACCACCGACAACGTAATGGTTGACCAAAACGGTAAAACCTTTATCCAGTCTGATGACGATTGGATATCCCAAGACGGTGACTACATCCAAAAGACAGATAACGGTTTTATGAGTTTGCGCTCAGGAGCCCGTTCAGAGTTTGCTGACCCATTTGGAGATGATGATGAATGACATAACAGTAGACCTAGGCGACTGGGGACCATGCGATGTGCGCTATACCGTAATTGATGGTGATCCAAGTGTTGGTGAACCAGACTTCTATGAATACGATGTTATTTACGCAGGAGATGAAGATGGCAGCAGAGAAGGCGAAGAAATATCGGGGGCTCTTACGGATGCCGAACACAACAAAATCATCAAAGAAATCAAAGATCAATTGGATAGGGAGTATTGATGGTATCAACGACAGCACACGGGTGTACCCCAGATCGCTTAGAGAAGCTTTTCCAGATGAGTACACCAATCCAATTGAAGGCCCCCGTGAAAAAATATCCGTACAGGACTTTTTTATATCGTTGTTGGCAATAGTTGTATGGGGTTGGTTAATTTTATTTTTTGTAAAGGAATAGCATGGAATGGGTAGAAAACCACTCGACATGGGATATGAAGCATTCACAATTCACAAAGCATGTGCAATATGAAGGTGTAAAGCTAATCATTCTCTACCACCGAATCTATGAAGACATGTTCAGCATAGACGAAGTGCAAACCTTAGATGGTCAAAACATCATTGACATGTTGAGAGACAAAGTAATTCAAATATTGGAGAAATTGATATGCAAGTAAAAAGCCTTTATGAACAATACAAGCAAGAGTTTATGTCTTCAAGTGTGGAGTACTGTTGCTATTGCTGTGAGCCTAAAGAAGAAAAAATTGGATGTTGCCAAGAGAATCATTTTGTAGAGTTTAAGTACTTACCTGATGACGAACAAAAGCACATCATCAACACTGAACTTGAACAAGTATTTGGAGCAGAATAATGAGTGTAGAAAACCTACTTAGCATTGACGTATCAGCGCGTACAGAGAAGAAAGCAAACCTAACATACCTGTCATGGGCTTGGGCGTGGGACTTTGCTCTACGGGCTGATCCAGCAGCAGTCTATGAAATCAAACTATTTGATGGCAAACCTTTTGTAGACATCAATGGCACGGCAATGGTTATGGTTGCTGTAACCATGTTTGGCAAAACAATAACTTGCCAATTACCCGTGATGGATCATAGAAACAAAGCTATCACCAAACCTGATGCTTTCCAAGTTAATACATCCATCATGCGTTGTATGACTAAAGGACTTGCATTACATGGATTGGGATTAAACATCTATGTTGGCGAAGACTTACAAGAATACACAAAGCCAAAAGGTGATGCACCAATAATTACTCCCAAAGGTAACCCAACGGTTAACGAGGAAGATGAAGGGTTCCTTCTAGAGATGGCAGCATCTTGCGAGGAATTGGTTGGCAATGGCAAAGCAAAAGAAGCACATCAAATGCTTGAGGAAGCAATGTTAGATGACGACCAAAAAACATGGCTCTGGGACAAGTTGTTTGCACCAACCAGATCAGCAATTAAGAAAGCGAAAGGTTAATTATGGAAGTAAATGTCGAATGGTTTGATGGTCAATGGCCTTCATTCAATGTATCTCTGGCAAGCAAAGAGGGCAAAGACCCTTTCATTGTCATCAAGAGTTGTTCAATAGTAAAAGGCAAGAACGGTGACTTTGTTAAGTTTCCATCAAAGAAAAAAGAAGATGGAAGCTACTTCAACTTTGTGTATGCAAGCAGAGAGTTTGGTGATGTGGTTTTAAAGAAAGCACAAGCCTCGTTCCCTGAACGCAAAGTAAATGAGCCAACCCGCAGAAATGCTGTGGCTGATATGGATAGCGATATTCCCTTTTAATTAGAAGGGGGCTAGAGTGCAATTTGATTTGTTTATCGATTCCCCCGACAAGCCTATGAACCCAAACAAAAGCCACATCCCAGACTGTTTTGAATCAGATCAACAGTACTACTTGTGGAGAGCGGATGCATACAGAGCAAACGAGCCAGCGCTTATTTGTGAAGACTGCACCTATGAATATAAATTGAAAATGGAAAAGCAAGGGAGATGCCATGAGTTATGGACAAGAGAACATGGAATTATTTACCGAACAAAGGAGTTGCCCCGTGAAGTTATTCAAATTCTTCAGAGCCCGAAAGACCGACCCCCTTACAAGCTTCAAAGCAGCGGAGGAAATAAAGGAAGTAGCACCCCAGCATATGGACTTGATTTACAACTGTCTGTTAGAGCATGGACCGCTGGGCAAAGACGGGATTGCCAGACTGACTGGGTTGAACCCAAACCAAGTGGCTCGGAGACTTCCTGAGTTACAAAAGGTAGGCATGGTAGCCACCACAGGCCAGACTGTTTACTCGGACGCAGGTCGTTCAGAAAGGGAATGGACACTAGCATGAACGCATTTGATCCAGACTACATCCATACCTATCACGCTGACTTGATCGCGTCCACTAGGGCATCATCTAAAGGCTCACAGGCGGCAACAGTGTTTGCTGAGAAACAAAGACAAAAAGACCCTAACTTCGGTACTATCAAAGGTCTAGCACCTGACTTTCTAAGGCCAAAGGAGTTCAATGTATATGCTAGAGCAGTCAAACCATCTAAACGTAATTACGCAAAGTTATGATTGAAAGCATTCTTACCATATTTGTGCTGTTGGGCTTTGGGGCAATCATTGGCCTAGTGGCTGTGTTTGCCGTCCTTTACATAAGCTGGGAAAAGGATTAACTTAGAAACAGTGCGCGTTCATCCTTGCGCCTGTTTTCTAAACCTTTAAGTATTTTTCCACCGGCCTTGCAATACTTTAGAAGTTCTTCCGCAGCCTCTTCCATATCCCCCCGCAAAACTTTTTGACGGAGGGTTGAGCGCTGTAGTGTTCCCAAACCAACATTGAAGCTAAAAGATATGAGAGCATCGTACTGACCCTGAGTGAGGGGAACAGGACAGAACTGAACCACACCTCGCTCAAACCTAGCCAAATCTGCTTTAAGAATTCCATTGACTTCTTCCATACTAAACGTGCGGTTGTCTGCGTCTTTAAGGCCAAACCCATCCCGCTCTTCTATCTTCATCTTGCCTTGCTCTGGATACAAGACATGCCCCACCCCCACTGTCCACAGCTTGGCTGGACAACGATAAGGTTTCTGACGCACACCTTCATGGTGCGTAATCATCTTCAAGGCTTTGTCTGACAGGTTCATTTTTTACCGAATGCTTGTGTGCCAAACCAGAAGCTAACTACGGATGCCCAAATGATTTGTGTCTCGTTATCCCAAAGCAAATCTAGTGCAACTTCAAACGGAACTTCTTTGTGATAGGCAAACCAAAAACCAAATATTTCTACAAAGCCAAACAGGATAAACAAACCGTAGGTTATGGCAGGACGAACCATAGCGCGGGCGTTAACCACCCACTGGCTAGCACCTTGTCCAATAGCAATATCGTGGGCATACAGGGCTTGGCGCTCTTGCATGGCAGTCTGTGCGTTGGTTACTTCAGCGTTGATCTGTATTTGTTCTGTCTGGATATGCTCAATGCGTTCCTGCGCTTCTAAGCCAGCTTTCTTTAAGGTTAACTCACGCTCAGTCTGCATCTGCGCTAAAGCTAGTTCATGCGACTTGTCAGCGCGGTCTTGAAAGAAGTCAAACAGTTTAGGTAGCCCGCCCATCAAGAAAGACAGTAGGGTTGAAAATAGTGTCATCATTTTGATTGCTCTTTCAATTGTTGTAATTGGCGGTTAATCTGTTTTTCTTTACGTTCAATCCGAATTTCTGCCTTTTGAATCTTGATCCACATCATAATCAAAACAGGTGTAATGATTAAGACAATCGACAGCATCACACAAACCAGTATCAAAATTCCTCTATAAATGAATTTATCCATACCGCATATAGCCAAGAAACTATGATTAGCACTAAGAATAATCCCATGCTGAGTTCGATCTTTTCTTGTCTAAACCTTTCACGTTTGTAGTTCTCTTGCTGTCGTCTTATCCTAATTTGCTCTTTTCTCTTTTGTTGTTCTACTTGTACCTTACTGTAGATTTGATTATAGTTTTCCCAAAGCGGTCCTAGTTGGTACGGCACACTTGCACCCCTCATCATTCCACTCAGCTTCACATACGACTGGTCTAGTTCGTTTTTGTAAACAGAGAGTTCCAAAATTGTTTCAGGGTCTGGATCAGCGCTTGCAAATACTTCTTCATATTTGACTTCCACATATTCGGTTAACTCTTTATGGTGGCGAAAGAACGCACCTAAATGTCCAATAAACTGTTGAATAATTTCTGATTCGTTAGGTATGTGGGTGGTGTACTGTTCCTTCTTTTTGACCACAGGCTTGG